ATCATCAGCCGATGAGGTTGCTAGAGCCTGTAAGCATTCTGCGTTAGAAGCGGGTGAATATTATAAACTTCGACTGCCTATTGAAGCTGATGCCAATATTGGTAATAACTGGGCAGAGGTACACTAATGCTATTAATAGATACTGACTTTTTAGCCTATAAGTCAGCTCAAGCTTGTGAAGAAGGGATTGATTTTGGTGATGATGTTATCATTGCACAATCTAATTTTAGTCAAGTACTAAAGATCTTCGAGAGAGAGCTGAAAAAGGTTATGACCGCTTTAATGGAAGATGAGTTCATACTCTACTTCTCAAGTCCTAAGAATTTTAGGAAAGAAATTTTTGACGGATACAAGGGACATCGAAATCGACGTAAGCCACTAGGCTACAAAAGATTGGTGAACCATTGTATTAAAAACTATCGAACTGTCATACGTGACGGGTTAGAGGCAGACGACTCTCTTGGTATAGATGCTACTAAGTATCCAGACACCGAGACTATTATTGTCAGTCCTGATAAAGATATGCGTCAAATTCCAGGAGTTCTATGGAATATGACAGATGATGTAGAAGAGATCACCAAAGAAGATGGTGATAGGTGGCATTTAATTCAATCGCTAGCTGGCGACCCAACTGATGGGTACCCTGGCTGCCCTGGAATAGGTGTAAAACGTGCAACCGAGTTGCTCAATAAGCATAATAACAAATGGGAAGCTATTTGTAATGCTTATAAAGAAAAAGGGTTATCAGACGACGACGCTTTACTCAATGCACGTTTAGCTAAAATTCTACAACACGAAGACTACGATTATGACCGCGAACAGCCGATCCTATGGTCCCCAGTATTATAAACGGGGATCCATAGAAGTCTGGGATTTTATCCGAGACCAATCACTCAACTACCACCTCGGAAATGCTATTAAGTATATCTGCAGAGCTGGTTACAAAGATGATCCTATATCGGATCTAAGCAAAGCTATCCACTACCTCACCAATGAACTAGAACATGTCACTAACGATTACACCCGACATACACAAGACATTCTTAAGCAGTCAAGCAAAGGAGTTCAGGGACAAGTACAACCTACCGAATGGAAAGGATCGCGCGAAGACTTCATATCAGAAAAATCTGATTGTTGAGGAGTTCAAAGAGTTCCTAGAAGCTGATGGATTTCTATTCCGTCATGGTAATAATGTACAGATTGAATGCCTTAAAGAATTAGCTGACCTTGTATATGTATGCTATCAATATGCTGAGAACATGCGTTGGGATTTAGATGAAGCATTACACAGAGTACATGAAAGTAATATGTCAAAATTAGATGAAGATGGTAAACCCATCTACCGCAAAGACGGTAAGGTTCTTAAAGGACCAAACTACAAACCACCAAACCTTGAAGATTTAGTTTAATGATTGCAGAAGTTATCGCTCGGACAGGCCGAGTACAAAACTGGATCGACAACCCGGAAGGTAGGCTGCCTGTTAGCTGTACCGTATTTGTTGTCGAAGACTCTATGGAGGGAACAGATGGCATTGAAGCATCGTGGCGCTACGTCTCACACGGTCTCCGCTTTGGAGCGGGAGTTGCTGTCCACTTATCTAAGCTCAGACCCAAAGGCCATGAAAATGGAAAAGGTCTTACGGCTTCTGGCCCAGTATCGTTTGGTAAAATTTATTCAACACTAAATGAAACACTTAGACGTGGAGGTATCTACAAGAACGGCGCTGTTGTTCTTCATCTTGATATTGACCATGCCGATATCCTTGATTTTGTTACAGCTCCTAGACACGAACTCCCATGGGTCAAGAGGTGCGTCAATCTTGATTCGGGAAAATGGCAAAGTACACCTAATAAAGTAAAAGAGGCTATCTTATATGGAATTAAGTCAGGAGATATCTGGCTCAACAAAATCAGACACGACCAATCAGGAAAAAGAATCTACGGGAACGTATGTCTTGAGGTATATTTGCCCTCACGAGGAACTTGCTTATTACAGCACGTCAATCTCGGTGCCTGTGAAATCGGCAACCTCCAAGAGGCTATCTTTACAGCTATGCAATCGCTGTGCGATCTTCATAGCCGAACAGGTGTTGGAGAATCTGGAGAGTACTTGCCACCAGAAAACGACAGGCAGGTCGGACTTGGATTCCTTGGACTCGCGAATCTCCTCCGTCGTAACGGGGTAACATACGCTGAGTTCGGTGATGCCTTAGAAAGATCAGGTGGTAGTACCACTGCTGATCGTATTGTTAGAGAATTAAGATCAGGAATACAGTTAGCCGCTCAATCAGCTAGCGCTGCTAGAATGGTAAGAGCATTTGCTATTGCACCTACAGCTTCTGTCTCTTACAATAATATAGATTTAGATGGATACACCTGCACGCCTGAGATAGCACCTCCGGTAGCTAAGCAGGTGGACAGAGACTCTGGAACATTCGGAGTCAAATCTTATGATTATGGCAATGTAGAGATTGCCAGTGAAGTTGGCTGGGATGCTTACAAAAAAGTAGCAGACGGCTTCATGAATATATTAAATAATACAGGACTTCTTCATGGATATTCGTTCAACTCTTGGTCGGACGTGGTAACCTACGACAATGCGTTCGTGGAAGAGTGGTTGAGTTCACCTCAAACCTCCTTGTACTACAGCCTTCAAGTGATGGGTGACGTGCAGGATAAGAGTAGCCAATATGCTGCCTTAGATGAAGCAGAAGTCAATGATTACTTGGAGGGGATTTTAAACGAACCCCTTACATGTGATTGTCAAGAATGAAAACACCTTATGATAAACTCTTTGAACGTAAAAGAAAGTGGTCACCCGTTCAGACCACAAAAGGTAAACTCAGAGATGGATCTGAAGAGGCCATCTACCGTGCTCTCGCAGTACGTTGTCTGGAGTTACCTGTTGGTTCCTTTATTACGGACGGCCTTGAAAAAGCTGTTCCCGAATCAGCTCGCAAACTACTAGAATCCAATGTAAAAGATGAAGACAACCATGACCTTGCTCTCAATTACATTGCCAATGCTCTTGGCACTGACGAGAAAGCAGAAAGAGAAGCGCTTAGACTACGGGACGCATGGGTATCCCACCCTGATCACACCGTCGTTAAAGCTTTGGTAGCAGAACGTGCAATATTTTTTGTCTTACTTCCATTCAATAGATTCAATGGTGATGCGGGTTTAAGGACCGTATCGGCAGATATCTCAAGAGACGAACAGATTCACGTTGCAACGAATTCATTAGTGTGCAGTGAACTTGGTCTATCATGGAGCCCTTCTTTAGATAAACTGAGGAAGGCTACCATTCAATGGATTATGGAACCACTAGGTAGAAATACCGAGGACAAATATTTAGACAGAAAATTTTGGACCGATTCTAGCGACCGTCTAATGTATGAAGGCAAAGCACCTGAGCTTTCTGAGACACGTAACGCTAGAATGCCAGCATTCTTTGAACATGCAAATACAAACCTCCCAAAGTACGCTTGAGTTTGATAGACTCCAGCGTTACTTGGATGACCTTGACCAGCAGTTTCCGGACAAATTTCCTGACCATACACTCTCCGATAAGGAGATCTCATTTAGAGCGGGTCAGATCTCAATAATAAGACTATTAAAACAACACTTATCGGAAGGATAAAATTATGTGCGGCGGCGTTATTAGCTCAATCTTTGGTGGCGGTAGATCAGCCCCACCACCACCACCTGTACAAGCTCCACCTACACCACCCCCAGCACCTACTCCAGTAGTACGTGCGCCAGTGGAACCACCAGCAACACCAACACCAGCTCCATTCCAAGAGGATGAGACTAAGCGTAAAGCTAAGGTGACTGCTAAGAAGGTACAAAAGAAAACAAGAGCAAAGGGTACAACACAATTACAAATTAAGAAACCTGCACAAGGTGGTGTTAATACACCAACAACCCAGTCAGGAGTTAACACAGGTACAACAACACAACCATGATGAAAAACGCACGGCAAAGATACAATGAGTTATCAACTGACCGTGACCAATTTCTTAATGTTGCTTACGAGTGTGCAGAGTTAACGATCCCTACTCTACTCATGAGAAATGATGCTCCACCTGCCTACTCACAGTTTCAAACACCGTGGCAGTCAGTTGGAGCGAAAGGGGTAGTAACCTTAGCATCTAAATTAATGCTAGGTCTACTACCTCCTTCTACAAGTTTCTTTAAACTCCAGTTAGATGATTCTAAGTTAGGAGTTGAGATACCACCTGAGAGTAAGAGTGAATTAGATCTAAGCTTTGCTAAGATAGAACGTATGATTATGGAGAGCATTGCTGCCTCTACTGATCGTGTTCAAATCTTCTCAGCAATTAAACATCTCGTAGTAACAGGTAATGCCCTGGTTTATATGGGTAAAGAGGCTATGAAAATGTATCCTCTTAACCGCTACGTTGTGGAAAGAGATGGTAACGGTGAAGTATGTGAGATTGTTACAAAAGAAAAAATTAGCAGGAAGCTACTGCCTCCAGGTTTAGACATACCTAACGCTAAAACATCCGTAGATGATAGTTCATCCAATAATTCAAAAGACTGTGATGTATATACATGCGTCAAATACAGCAAGAAAGGATGGTATTGGTGGCAGGAAACACATGATGTTGTGATCCCTGGTAGTGAGGGTAAAGCCCCTAAAGATAAAAGTCCTTGGTTACCTCTACGTTTTGTAACAGTAGATGGTGAGGACTACGGACGCTCTAGAGTGGAAGAGTTCTTAGGTGATTTGAAATCTTTAGAAGCATTGATGCAAGCTCTAGTTGAAGGGTCAGCAGCTGCAGCTAAAGTGATTTTCACAGTCTCTCCATCCTCAGTGACCAAGCCAGCATCCCTTGCAAATGCAGGTAACGGTGCTATAATACAAGGTCGTCCTGATGACGTTGGGGTTATACAAGTTGGTAAGAATGCTGACTTCCAAACTGCCTATCAGTTAGTCAATACATTAGAGAAGCGTCTTGCAGAGGCTTTCTTAATTATGAATGTACGAGACTCTGAACGTACTACTGCAGAAGAAGTTCGTATGACACAGATGGAACTAGAGCAACAGCTAGGAGGATTATTCTCACTGTTAACTACTGAGTTCCTAATACCATACTTGAATCGAAAGATGCATACTCTACAAAGGAGTAAGCAGATACCTACTGTACCTAAAGGGTTAGTTAAACCTACTATTGTAGCAGGTATTAATGCCTTAGGACGTGCAGGTGATAGAGATTCACTAATTCAGTTTATCACTACCATCGCACAGACAATGGGTCCAGAAGCATTGCAAAGTTTATTGAATCCCGATGAAGCTATTAAGCGCCTTGCTGCTGCTCAAGGTATTGACGTTCTTAATTTGGTTAAGTCTGTCGAAGAAAGGAATCAAGAGATGGCGCAAGCACAACAACAAGCAACACAACAATCGCTAATAGAACAAGCAGGTCAACTAGCAGGTACTCCAATGATGGATCCTACTAAAAATCCTGAAGGTTTTGAACAACTAAAAGAAGCAGCACCAGCCATGCTTGGACAAATGCAAGGCCAACCACAACCCGCACCCGCTTAATGCACTATGGCAGAAACACAAACATTCACTTATGATCCAACACAGGATGCTCTAATTGATGAGGCTAATGAAGCTCGTGATGCAGAGAATCTAGCTGTTGGTGAGAAGATGATAGAAGAGCAAGAGAATCTTCTTGCTGGAAAATATAAAACTACTGAGGATTTAGAGAAGGCTTATAAAGAACTTGAATCTAAACTAGGTGATCAAGAGAAAGGTCTTGAAAGAGAAGAGACTGAAGATACTACTGAACCTGAATCAGATCAGTTAGATCCAGCAACCTTTTACAAGGAAGATGGTTCAGTAAACTATGACGTAGCTAATGATGTCTACGGTGAACAGGTATCAAACATCTTTAAGTCTAATGACATAGACCCATTCAAGATGAATGAACATTTCATGGAGAACAATGGTACTCTAAGTGATGAAATGTATGATACCTTAGACAAAGCAGGTTTAAATAAATCAGTAGTTGATTCATACCTTGAAGGTGTAAGACAACAGGCTGGTTACGATACCTCACAGCCTGATGAAGCGGCCCCTATCCTTACTGATAAAGAGATAGAAGGTGTACAAGCAATAGCTGGAGGTAAAGGTGGTTATGAACAGCTCATGAACTGGGCTACTGATAATTTATCTGAAGAAGACGCTGCAAACTTTGACGAGGTTGTAGCAACTGGTAACAAAGCAGCCGTAACATTCGCAGTAAAAGCACTCATGGGACAATTTGAAGATGCACAAGGCCGTGACTCCGAATTGATTACAGGTAAGGCATCTAAAACAGAAACCTATCGCAGCATGGCTGAGGTAGTAAGAGACATGAACAATCCACAGTATGATCTTGATGATGCATACCGTGATGATGTTCGACGTAAACTTGAAGCATCTAATCTTAAAGTATAATGCCAAAAGGAAAAGGTACCTATGGTACAAAGAAAGGGAGGCCACCTAAGAAATAAAAGGTAGTGGCGGCCCGAACAGTTCATCGTAACCGCCATGCCCACACATACTATTTCTTACTAATGCCTAGTAACGTACACGCAGCTGAACCACCTATCGAAGTTATCACACCACCTACTCCTTCTGAGTATTTACAAAATGCTGAAAGAGTTAATGGATGGCTAGCTATGATTGGATTTAACGCAGCTGTCGGTGCCTACTTGTTCACTGGACAAATCATACCTGGATTATTCTAGGTAAAATGGCGGCTCGGTCTAGCACCAGTAGAAGCCAACTCACGCCACGTCCGTTCATTCTTCTATGAAGAACGCATGAAACCACATCATGGAACGGGGGTGTGGTACTGGAGTATTACAATGACTGTAAAACTAAGGTATC